GGCCTTGCTGACGTCCGTAAGCGTCTTGGTGATGTCGCGGACGGTGAAATACGGCCGCCGCTGCTCGGGATACGCGCCGTAGTCGATCAAAAACCCCGTGAAGTTTTCCTCCCACGCGCAGATGGCTCAGTACAGGACGTGCTGCTGGCAGTCGATGAACATCGACAGGTATTGGCACCCGAGCGGCACGAACTGCCGCGGGTAGCGGTTGAGCTTGTCGGCGATCTCCGGGGCGGTCAGTTCCTCGGTCGTGCGGTCGACGACCGGCAGCGGTTCGTTTTGGTACTCGGCCGCGAATACGGCCTCGCCCTTGTCGATGCGGAGGTTGTAGGCGGACTGGATGGCGTGGATTTCTCCAGGCTTCATCCGCGACGGCCAGCCGACGCGGCAGCCGGCGGTCATCCGCTCCAGGTTGTCGGCGAAGAGCTTGTCGGCGTCACCGGTGCCGGCGCCGCTCCGCTGCCCGGCCTTCCGGAGTTCCGCATACTTTTCCCAGAGTTCGATCTCCGTCGGCCAGTCGTAGACCATTTTCATCCGGCGGCCATGGCACGCCGGGTTGCGCTCGCGGTCCAGGAGCCGCTCGGCAAGATCGTCGGGGGCGACGACGGTCACGGTGACGAGCCCAGCAATTTGCACGTCGGGCCCGGCGAGCCCGAGTACCGCGCCCTTGAACACCTTTTCCAGTTGGGCCACCTGCGACGGGCTGCGGGCGCTTTTGTCGGTCTGCGGATCATCGACGAGCACGAGCGACGGCCGGACCTTTCGTCCGTCGCACGCGCGCGTGACGGCCATACCCCGGATGCTCCCGGTGATCCCGCGGACGCGGATGATTCCGCCCGATGCCGGCGAGCCCGGAATGGTCGGGAGTTGGACGTCTTCCCCCTTCCAGTGAATATGGGTGGGCTTGCCGCGGTACAGCTGGCCGCGTGCCCGGTTGTTGATGCGTTCTAGCTTGGCGATGGGATAGCAGACCTCGGGGAAGTCGGCCGCCAGCAGGTCGCGGGTTTCAAACGCGACTTTGATGTTTTCGAGCATTTGGGCGGCGTGCTCTTCGGTGGCGCCGATGATGACGACGAACTCTCGGTGCCCGTAGACGAGCGCCCACGCCCCCGCCGCCTCGATCAGCGCGCTTTTGCCGCTGCCGCGGGACATGGCGAACGCGAGCAGTTCACCGCGCAGGACGGCGGCCTCCAGGGCCGCAATGACCTCGCGGTGATCGTCGGACCACGCGAGATAGAACTGGTCGGAGTAGTAGGTTTCGCAAAACAGGCGGAAGTTCAGCCGGCAGGCTTCCTTCCTCGCGGCGTCGGCGACCGGTGGCAGTTCGCCGATGTCGCGGCCGGCCAGACTGGCCGCCTTGTCCCGTTCGGCGTCGCGCTGGCGGTGCGCGGCGTGCCGCTTGGCATGCTTGGCCGGCTCGGTTCGCGTTGCCCCGCCGAACAGCGTCACAATCCGGTCTCGGTGATGTTTTTGAGGACTTTTCGGGCCCCGTCGAAGTCGCCCACTTCGAGCATCCGGCGGTATAGCTCGCGGTACGCGATCAGCACCCACCCGCGGAGCGCGTCGGTGTCGGGTTGTCCCTCGGCCGCGAAGTGGTCGCGCACCGCTGCCATGATTTCGCGAGCGTCGCCGCCCGGGTATTTCACGCGCAGCGCTTCGAGGACGTCGGTTTCGCTCGCGCCACTCACCAACCACTGCACGACCGCGATAGCGGCCGGCGGCTGCGGCTCAGCCGTGTCTGTGCCACCATGCGGTGGTGCCGGTGTGGGAGCCGTCAGCAACCGAGCGTTTTTGCGTTTTCCAGACGTCATCCATGGCCTCCAGTAGAAACGCAGCGAGTTCCGGATCGTGGGCGACCGTGAAGTCCTCCAGCCGTGGGTTATGGTTTAGGTTCATGCTCGTGCGGACGACCACGGACCACGTCGCATTCCGCACCACGGAGAATTTGGCGTGCGTGCGTGTGACGCGGATCGCGTCGGCCCCGAACGCCTCGCGAATGCGGGCGGCCAGTTGCGGCGCGCGGCGGACGAACGTCACGTCGACGAGCCAGCGGGCGGCCGTGAGCCGGCCGGACCCGATCATGTCGAGCATCTTGGAAACGTCGGTGTTGGCGGCCGTCCAGGTGGAAACGTGCAGTTCGGCCGGCCCAGTGATCGCGAGTATGGCGTCGATCATGTCGGTTAGGGAGAACTGGCCTTTGGTCAGTCCGAATATCTCGCGGCCGTCGAGGTGCAGGCCCGAGACGGCATCGGCTGCGGACTCGCGGCGGCGCAAGTCGCGGATGTCGCGTTTCCGCTCGCGCACGAGCGTGACGTGTGCCTTTTTGATTACGTCCGGGTCGATGACCGGCTCGTGTTTGTCGAACAGCAGCGGGTTCGGCCGGAGGTTCGGCATATCGGGCATGGTGGTCACTCCTCGCGTTGCGGTGGTTGGCGGCGCTGGTCGCGGAAGGCTTCGACGTCCTTCCGCTTGATGAATCGGTGACCGTCGATCTCGACATAGTCGAGCGTTCCGGCCGTCAGCAGCTGGTCGATTCGGGACCGGTTCACACCCGCGATTTTCGCCGCGGTCGTGGGCCGGACATAGTCTTCGGTGCGGATGCGGGGCATGGCGTTGGGTCGGCGGGTCAGGCTTGGGCCAAAAACCGCTTGCGGCTGATTTTTTGTACGGACCGAACCGGGCTCGTTTGGATGCGGCCCGTAGCATTGTGGCCCAACATGGGGCACCCGACACGGGGCATTTCCGTGCCGGCCAGCGTGAAGAACTGGAACCGGCCGCCCCACACGTCCGTAGTCGCGCCGCGGTGGATTCCGTCGTCCTGGATGCAGCCGGCATCCGCGCGAAGGTGGTAGGTGGTGTGTGCGGTTCGGACTTCGTAGTATCGCATGGTGGGGTCCGTGGTGGTCAGGCGTGAACGGCGAGCCCGCGGGCGGCGAGCCGGTGGAATCGCTGGGTCTCAATCTCGCGAACGCGTCCGCCGATTCCGGTCAGGACCACGATTTTTGAGTCGACTTCGCCGGTCCGGATTTTGGCGGCGGTTTGCGCGTCCGCGAGCACGACGTACTGCGCGGCGCCGGTCCGGCGAAAGCCGACAATCTGAAGCAGCTCCGGGCCGGCGGTCGTCGTGGTCAACTTCACTTCGTCGCCTTTTTTCCAGGTGGTCGTGGTCGTGGTCATGGTCATGGTCGCGGGTTTCCGTTTTCGTTTCCGCGAGTCTCATTCGCTCGCGTTACACCATTATTCTATACGAGCGTCTAGCGTAGTCAAGAGAAAAACGGCGTGCCAATCCAGAATAATTCCGCGTGCCAAACTTGGATTTTTCGCGGTGGGACAAGTCTGCCTCAACAGGTCGGCGATCCGTAGGCCGTAGGGGCCGCGTCGACCTTCCGGTAGTACCTTTTGCCCCCTATCCATCCACCCCCAAGCCCCGCGCCTCCATTCGCTCGCGGAGCGACGCCAGCCAGCCGCGGAGCGTCGAGCGCGGCACGCCCATGACGACGGCGGCTTCGGCGACCGTCATGGTTTCCAACAGCGAGCACAACCGCCGCACGTTTTCGCCCTCCCGGGCCAGACACGAGTCGATATCGATCCGCAGGTCGATCCGCTTTTGCTCTGCCATGGCGTCGGCCACCGGCAATCCGGAGTGTGCCACGATCACCGGAACCGAGGGGCATCTACGCGCCCGGCGGTCGTGCCGGGCAATCGAGGCAACGGCGTTCCGGATCGCCACGACGGTCAGGGCCCAGTCCGCCCGGCCCTCGCGGACCGCGTCGCCGATGGTCACGAGCACGCGCTGGGAAACTTCGTCCGGGTCGCCGCCGGACTGGATGGCGTATCGGGCCGCGGCCAGGGCCACATGCCGGATCACGTCCGCGGCGGTGTGGTCCGACACCATCATGCCGCGGACTCCGCGACGGTGGCGTGAAACGTGGCTTCATGGTCCGTGGCCGGCAGGTCGTGCGCTGTGACCGCGACGGCAAGCGCGGCCCATCGGTGCTGGCTGATTCCGAACAGCGGCCCCGGGTTTTTCTTCGTGCCGACCTCCCCGAACCGGTCGATCAGTGCTTGCCGGATGTTCCCGTCCTTCGCGCGCACGGACTGGCAAAGGTGCATCTTCACGTCGCGACGGGGAACGAGCCGCAGGCGGGCGTGCTGGCTGAACGTGCCAATCGCGAAAACCGTCTCGAACACGTCCCGGCCGACGGCCATCCCGAAAGATTCGATCCACTCGCACGCAACCGGCGATGATGCCGAATCGAGGTATTCGGCCAACTCTGCGTTGGCCATGTCGCAAGCCCGGACCACTCGTGCGCCATCCCACACGACGAATGCGGACTCGCGCGGCCCAGGGTCGATACCAATCAACATAGCCGCCTCCATGCGACATTCGGTGAACTGGCGCCGACAGTCTACCCGATCGGCTCGTGAACATTCCGCAGCAGCCGAAGCTGCTCCGCGCGGCGCGACTCCAGGTCGTCGTCGTGCCCGACCGCGTGCATCGTCCGCGGACTCGGCCGCACGGCGCCGCTGGAAGTCGGTCGCGATTCCCCATGGTGATTCCGCCGGGCGGCGGCCCGCCACGCCAGCCGGCAACCGGTCGCGGCGTCCATCCGGTCGGTGCAGTCGTGGATCTTCCGGAGGATGGCGTCGACGTCCGCCGGCGTCGCGTGCTCGATCTCAGCGGAAATTTCCGCCGCCAGTCGCCGGCTTTCCTGCACGTCGATTTCGAGCCGCTCGCCACAGAATGCCGGCGTCATCTCCCGGGCGGGCCGTTCGGCCGCCCGCTTGGCCGCGAACAGCGTGCGGTAGGCCGTGTGCACCCACACGAGTTGCGGGTACAGGGAATCCCGCGACCGCTTCACTTCCCGAATGGCCTCGAAGAGCACGTCCTGGTCGAGTGCGGAAAGGTCCGACCGCCACAGTTCGATTTCCTCGTCGGTCCACTGGCATTGCGGCCATAGCCCGTTTATGGCGTCGCTGTTTTGCTGCCACGTTCGCGTCATCGCATGTTCCCCCGTTTCTGCTGCCGGCCCCCGGCCGCGGCCAGTTCCCGGCGTTCGCTGGCCGGATCACGAAATTCCCCAGCGATGATCCGGTCCAGGTCGCGGACGAACTGCGTCCACGGCACGGGCCGCGAGAATCGCCGGCAGTCCGGCAGCATGGCCACGGCGGCCAGCGCCGTCTCGACCCACCCCGGGCACGCGGCAAGGTCCGCGAATCCGTTGGGCGGCGTGGCGAGCGTCCAGGGCACCGCCCGATCGGTGGAGTTCCACGCCGCCACGATCCGGGCCCATTCGTCGTGAACCCACCCGGGCCGGCGCCAGTCGTCTTCGCCCGTCCGGCGAGTGTTCCCCGCCCCCGGCTCCGCCGCCATGCGCCCCCGGCCGGGCACCGCCGCGTGGTTGCCGGGCGCCCCCGGCCCGGCCGCGGGGCTGTCTCCCGGGTTTTCCACCGCCCGCGGCTCCGGGCTTCCTCCGGCCGCTTCGACCGGCGGCACGCCGGCGGCGCGCGCGTATTGTCTTTCTTCCCTATTTGGGGATGGAGATGGAGGCGATCCGTTTGCGATACCGTTTGCGACACCGTTTGCGACACCGTTTGCGATTCGTTTGCGATCGCTTTGCGATCCGTTTGCGATCCGCTTGCGATCCCATCTGGCATCGTTGCCGCGTTTTCCGGCTTCGGATCTCGCGTCTTTGAGCTCCTGGGCCTTCACCCGGTGCTCCTCAAGCCGGCGGTTTCGCCGCAGACCGTCGTCCCCGGCCGGGAACTTCGGCTCTAGGATCGCCCACGCGGCCGTGACGCCGGGCGAGACGAGTTCCAGGCGGTCGAGGCCATCGGGGATAGCCCCCTGCTCCCACTGGACGATGAGCAGAACGAAGTAGTGGCCCCGCTCGGCCGCAGTCCATCCCGCCGTCGAGGCCAGGAAGTCTCGCCCGAACATTGGCATGTAGTGGTCAACCGTTCCCGTCGCCATCCGTGGCCCCCTTTCCCGTGATCCTCCAGAGCCTTCCCCCGGCCGTGCCGTGCCCCTTCGCCCGCGCCACGAACCCCACGGCCTCGATCAGCCCGCCCCCGGCGAGGGACTTCAACACGGGCCCGAATGCCCGGGCGTCGTGCGGCACCATCCCGATCCGCTGGCAGTGGTCCACCAGTTCCTCGCCGGATCGGGGCTGGCCATCCGCGAGCAATGCGAGCACTGCTTCACGGGCCCGGCCGGCGTCAAAGCCCGCCGTCTGCTCTGCCTTGGCAAGACAGGCGGCGGCGGCGGCCATCCCGGCCTCAGCCGGTGGCGCCGGTTGGGCAGGACGGAACAGGGGGCCGAAGTCGGTCTGTTCTGGCCAATAGTCGCTCATTATCGCACCTTTTCTGCCGCACGCCGCTCGCCCGGCGTCATGCCGTGGAGCGATTCCAGGTAGGTATTCCGCTCATCCAACTCCCGGTTGACGTCCCTAAGCGTGTGGAGGAGCTTTCGTGTCGTCTCGAACAGTTTCCGCATGCAGTGGTAATCGCGCCTCAGGTCGTCAGCGACGTTCCGGGCCGCGTCGCGCTCTGCCTCCATCGTTTCCAGTGATTCGACGATGTCGATTCCGAACAGGTAGCGGATCAGTAGGCGTCTCATTCGTCACCCCTCACGGCAAAATTGCCGCTCGATTTCCGACATGTCTGATTGCGTGGCGTGGTCAACGGTTGCCATTTGTCCCTCCGATTCGGGTGGTTCCGGTCCCTGCGGAGTGCCGCATCCGAACGGCCTCCGTGTGCGCGATCAACATTTGGCAGACGGCGGCGAACTGCCGTTCGGTGAACAGAAGCGCCCGCCGCGCCTTCCCGGCCGGCGTGATGCCGAGGGTGTGCGCCACGAACGCGGCCGACATGGTGATTCCGAGCCGGGCGTTTATGTCGCCAAGCGACAGGGCGGCGCCCTGGTCTGTTTCGTCTGGAGTCGCCGCCGGCGCCCCCGGCCCGGCCGTTGGAGGCGCGAACGCGGGGTGATCGGCGCGGGCCGATGTGTACGCGTAGCCGTCGGTGGTGGCGGGCACCGGCGTCGGGGCGTGGAGCGTCGCAGCCGCTGCCGCGGATTCGGCCAGCCGTTGGCTGGCGGCCTCAATCGCCGCTCGCTCCCGGGCAATGCGGCTTTCTTCCGCGAGCCGGTGCCGCTCGATCCGCATTTCGACCCACTCGGCGAATTCCGCCGGCTGCCGCCCGACGTACTGGTTGGCGTCGTGGAACAGGAAGTCCCGGCCGGCTGCACGCTCCCGCAGGAGTGCCGCATTCGTCCGCACGACCCGGGCCGCGGCGTCGGCCGCGATCTTCGCCCCGGCGAGGGCGGCGTCGACGGCGTCGTGCATGGCGGCCAGCGACCGCTTTCCCTTGATTGCGCCCGCGAAGTCCGCCGCGACCGGCGGCAGCGCGTGGGGTTCCGTTTCGGCGGCCAGTTGGGTCATGTGCGTCGCGAGCGCCCGCTGGGCGTCGAGCACGATCCGGCCCCGGATTTCGTCTTTCCGGGCCTTGACGAGCCGCTCTAGGTCGAGCCGCACCCGACGGGACTCGGCGGCGATGTCGTCCAGCGTCTGGAAGAGTTCGTCGATGCTCGCCGTCTGCGAAAGCGCGTGTATTTTCGCGGCCTCGATCCGGGTTTCGACTTCCCGGCACCACTTCACCGACAGTTCGGCGTCCGCGAAGTGCTGGTCGGTCGTCAGTTCGCGGTTTACGGTCCGGATCGCGGCAATGGCCGTTTCCCGGAACGCGATCAGATTCGACGCGATCACGCGCCCTTCAACGTCGATCCGCAGGGCTGGCAGGGTTTCCGGGGCTTCCCCTACTGGGGCCGCGGGCGTGGCCGGGGCCGGCTCGAAGTGCTCCAGGTCGGCCGCGAACCGCTCCCACCCGTCCACGATCCGTTGCCGCAGGGCCGGATCGGGCTCGATGAACCGGTGCACCTCTTCGATGAGAGTTCCGGCAGCGTCCCAATCGGACGCCATGAAAAGAATCCGGCCGGCACCGCTCACGAGCATCTGGTGCTCGACTTGCACCCGGTAGTGCAGCGGCAGTTCGGCGTCGGACGCGAACACCGCCCGCAGCTCCGCGTTCAGGGCCTTGTGTTCGAATCCCGTCTCTTCGCCCAGCGTCAGGCCGTCGAAACTCGCGGAGTAACGGCCGTTCGTCCCCGTCACCGGGTAGAGCGGTTCGCCGACGATCGTTTCGGCCAGCGGCCTTGCGAGGGCCTCCAGCCGGTGGCCGTTGTTGAACCTCCGTTGCGTGGCGGCATCGACTTCGGGCGTTATCCCGGTCTGCACCTCCGCGAGCAGTTGCCGGCGGGTTTTGTGCGGCGACAACCCGAGCATCGCCGGGGCGTCGGACGCGTTGAAATGCTTCGCCCGGTGGGCCAGCCATTCCGGGGATCCCTGGGCCAGTGTCACGGTTTCCATGGTTAGTTCCCCCCTTCCGTCTCGACCGGCGGTTCCCACGCGTCGCCGACGGTCGCCGGCACCGCGTCGATGATCTCCCCATCCGGTGCGACCGTGGCCCCGAGCGCGAGAATGGCGTCGGCCTGCCCGTCCGTGATCGCCCATTTCGTCTGCATCATCCCGAGAACGTCGGTCGCCGACTTCCGGCCCGACTCAACCGCCGTTCGCCACGATGGCAGGAGCCGCTGGTACTCCGCCTCCGACAGCGGCGGCAGTTGCTGCACGGCGCGGGGTTCCGGCGTGGCCGGCTCGCGCACCGCGATGGATTCGGCCTCGTCCGGCTCCATGATTCCGGAGAAGCCGAACGCGTAGCGAATGCCCTGGATTGCCGCCTTGTGGCGGAGCATTCGATGGGCCATCTTCCACGGGTCGGTCGATCGGACGCATTCCGCCAGATACTCCGTCACGACGATCGGGTGGCTCCGGTCCTTCCGGTGAACGCGGGCCGTCGCCGAGACGAGCTTCCCGGCGGCGTCGTGCTCGAACTCGACTTCCAGCCCGTCGAACTGCGGGTGGCTGTTTGCAAGGTTCAGCCATCCGTCGACAGACACGATTGGTTGAATGCCGCCACCCTTTTTTGGAAACGCATAGATTTCTCTGGTCAGCGGGTTGAGCCGGTACTCGTTGGCGACGAGCACGAACGCGGCAAACTCCTCGCGTGTCGCACCGGCGAGGCCGCATGTACCGCGAACCGTGGCCTCGAATGCGGCCGGTTCCATCCCGTACCGCGCCGCGATCGTCATCAACACCGACCGCTTGGCCGGCTCCCTGGTCGTCATCGTCGTCGTCTCAGTCATCGCATCCCTTTCCGGCTGACAGGTACGCAAACCACACCGCCGCGACCACCGCGACGGAGACAACCACCACGCCGGCCGCAAAGCCGACGACAAACCATCCGACTGCGATCATTCCTCGGCCCTCGTGCGGAACAGGTCTCCGACACGTTCAGCGGCTTGCTTTAGCAGCGTTCGCACAATCGGGTCTTGCCGATACGTGCACGCCGACACATTCGATTCCGTGGCAAACAGACTTTCGACGGACCGCACAAGCCGCAGGATGTCGGCTTCGACAAGCGGGCCGACTTTCGGGCGGATCGGCGGCCGCGCGCGGCGTGTGCTCATGGCTGGCACTCCCACGCGATTACGTCGCCTTCGGCGATCACAAGCTCCAGGCCGGACAGCGTTTCGACTACCAGTTGCTGGGCCGGCAGGGCGTTGACGACCCGAGCGGACTCCCGGTCGAATCCCCGGGACGGATCGGAGAATACGACAACGTCGCCACGCCGCAGGAACGATTCGTCCTGCATGGCGGCGATTGCCGCGTCTGCCTCAGCGTCCCCGGGATGGCGGTCGTGGTAGGCCGCGGCAACCGGGCTTACTCGGCCGTCGGCGGATGATGCTCCGCCAGCATCCGCTTGCGGACCTCCTCGCGGAGAATTGTCGTATCCGCATCGGCCTCGAACCCCAGCCACACACGGCCGCTCCGCGGGTCGATGTCCACGACCGTGACGACCACCGGCCCCGAGTCCGGCGGTATCACGACGATCCGCTCGCCGAGTTTCCGTCGCAACGTCAGCATCCCGGGCGCCCTCCGTGGCGACCGGTGCCGACTGCATCCGCAGCCATCGGCGGATCCTCCGTCGCTGCATCCGTGCGAACAGTCTGCGGAGTCGCCGCTGCTGCGGCGTCCATCGGGCAAACTCCGTTGCCGCCCGTTCGTCGAGTTGCGGATCGTCGTGCGGCCCGTCCTCGAATCTGGTGAGAAAGTCCGCGATTCGGTTTCGCATGGCTGGCTCCCGTGATGCGGGACGCCACGCCGGTGATCCTGCGTGCGGTCATCGTGGCAGTCCCTCGCCTTTCAGAATCCTTTTCGCGATCGCTGGGCGTCGCGGTGTCGTCCACATGGGCGTCACGGGGGGAGGTTGTACGGTTGTGCGTACAGGACGTCAAGAGTGTTTTCCGGTTTTGCGGAAAACCGCTAGAATCCCGCGGAAACAGCATGGAGGCGCCGATGCTGGCCGGGCTCACTGCCGAACAGATTCGAGACGCGTGCGACTCGCTCTACCGGCCCGCCGGCTTCAAGCACGCACCGGCCCAGGTGTTCCTCGATCATTTCGAGGCGGCCGACCCGCCGACGACGTTTCTACGGGTGGCGTTTTCTCGGTTCACGTTTTCCGCGGGGCGGATGCTGACGCAACTGGGCGCGATTCTGCAGGAACGACACGGGGCTGACGCCAACATCGTGTTCGTGATCTACTTCGGCAGGATCGACCCCGAGCAGATGGCCGCGCATACCATCCGAATGGCGGACAGGTGACGGCATCGGAGAACGTGTACGATCAACAGCCGCGAACAAAGGAGGCGGCAACCATGAGCGACGATACTAAGCGGTCTGTTGCATCGGATGGTTCTGTGGGCGAAGTGCTGGCGAAGGGCATCGCGGACATCATTCGGATTGCGGCCGAGCCGGATTGGATTCCGGTGGCGGAGCAGAGACCTCCAGACTGCCAGGCGGTGCTCGCCTATGATCCGCGAGTGCCAGCCGACGACGCAATCGCCATGCTGTCGTTCAACGTATCCAGCGGAAAGTGGTCGTGTCCGTGTGCTCGCGAGAGCGATCCCGCATATGACTACGAGCCGACCCATTGGATGCCGCTCCCGGCCCCGCCCGAGACGAGCAAGTAGCCACAGAACGTGAAGGGTCAGCGGCTCGCAGCCGCAGGAGGATGACATGAGTTCCGACGTTGACGCGAGTCCGCTGCATCCGGTGGTTAGCCGTCGGTGGCGGCTATCTCCCGCATACATTTCGGTGCTGCTGCACTGCTACTGCCACTGCGACGAAATCCCAAACAGGAACGCTCCGGTGATTGTTGATGCACTGCGTGAGTTCATTGAGTACGGCCTGATCGTGGCGGGCGGCCAGTGCGATCACGGCTTTGAGGCCACGCCGAAGGGGCGAGCGCTTGTGCAGATGCTTTGCAGCACTCCGCTGCCAGACGAGATCAACGGATTTCAAGACCCAAGAACCGGCCAGTGGGTCGGCTAACGCTTGCGATCAGCGGCCCGTCCGCTGCATCGCGTGGTTCTCACGGATGGACACAGGAGATTGACTATGAGTTTCGCGAGTGCAATAGCGGGCAAGTGTGCGGATGATGTGACAAAGGTGATTTTGTTTCAGTTGGTCGCCGCTCTTGCGATCGGCGCCGGCGCGGCGTTGCTGATCAAGTCTCTCGGCTGCTCCAGACACCACATCACTCGCGACGACATCGAAATGCTCAAGGACGCTGCGACTGCCATCGGCCCCGGTGACCCGATTGCCCGCGAACTGTGGCGGCTGGCAGAGCGGGCGGAAGGCAAGTGAGAACGTCAGCGATCTGCGGCGCAGTCCGCAGCATCGCGTGGTTATCCCTTTTGGAGAGTGAGTGATGGGCTATCCACAAAAGATCAGAGTGAGGGCGCAGGCTTCTCCATGGTGGGGAGGCGTGGAGATTGCCGTTCTTGGAGATCGGCTTCCAGATGGCGGGCTGGAGTGCGGAGAAGTCACCATGCGGCCAGTCGCGCAAGGCTGCGAGATTCCAAGGGCGATGGTTCTGCGAAACGAAGAGGCGCAGGCGTTGATGGACGATCTGTGGAACAGCGGCATTCGGCCAACGGAGGGGGCAGGGACGGCTGGTGCTATGCGAGCGACAGAGCGGCACATCGCAGACCTTCGGGCTGTGGCGTTCAAGGCGCTCGGTATTGAGCAGGGATAACTTGTCATTATCCAGACCCGTATAGCGCAGCCCTCGCCGGATAACGCCGCACGAAACCCACGCCACGCGGCCGCGATACCGCATGGGACGGCGTTATGCGGACCGGGATAAGACCCGCCAGCGGTCACGCCGACCGCTGGCGGGTCGTTCGTCTCGATGCAGGCTCGTCCCGCGTTAAGCGGTCGAGCGTGACGCCTAGGGCGTCGGCGATTGCCCGGGCAGTGGAAACCCGCGGGTCGCTCAGTTCGTAGATGGTCGCCCGGCGAATTCCGGCCCGCTCGGCAAGTTCATCTAGCGGGATCCCGCGACGCTTTGCCATCGCCTGCACCCGCAGAAACAGTGCCGACGGCTCCCGTGTCCGGGGCCGTCCGCCAACGTGTCTCTCCGCGACCGTTGCCATGGTGCCGGCCCTCCGATTCCTGGAGTTCCTGGGCTTTTCCGGGTTTTTGACGGTTGCAATCCCCCGGACAGGATTGCAACGGTTGAAAGTGGCGGGGACGCCATCGAACCATCCCATGACCAACGGTGCGGCGGCCAATCGGCACCGCTGGAAAAATCGGAACCCACGCCACGGAAGGGGGACAGCACACGGAGGTGTGAACTATCCATTCGGAGGAGGTACACGCCATGACTCTCACCGCGTTTCTTGAAACCGTCTACGTTCCCCTTCGGCTCCGCGGCCGCTCACCTGAGTCGGTCCGCCTTCTACGGCATGCCGTCACACAGTTCGGCCGATGGCTAGGCCGGCCGGCCGTGCTCGACGACCTGGACGACCTCGTCGTCAGCCAGTGGCTCACGGCGATGGCCGGCAAGAAGTCCCCCAACTCGGTCGCCCGCGAGCGGTCCGGGATTCTCGCGCTCTGGAATCTCGCGCAGGGCCGCGGTTTGGTCAGGCTTCGGCCGACGGTGGCGCCTGAGCTTGTGCCGCAGGGCACGCCGCGGGCGTTCACGGCCGACGAGCTTGCCCGCCTAGCCGCGGCCGCGCGGCTCGCGTCCGGGTGGGTTGGCCCGGTTCCGGCCCGGGTGTTTTTTCCCGCTCTTGTGGCCGTTGGGCTGGAAACCGGGGAGCGGATTTCCGCCATCCTCAACACTCCGCGTCATTGCTGGCAGCGGCCCACGCTCGTGGTGCCGGCCGGCGTCCGCAAAGGGGGTCGGCAGGAACGGGTTTACGAACTCAGCCCGGAGGCTTGCGATCTCGTGGATTCCGTGTCGTGCCACAACGGCCCGACGGTGTTTTGGTGGGCGGCGAGCGGCACTGCCCTCCGCAAACGCTGGAAAACGATCACCCGGCGGGCTGGGCTTGGTGATGGCCGCGACGTTCAATTTCATGCCCTGAGGCGCAGCACAGCCTCACATCTGGCAGCCGCTGGACTCGACGCCACCAGCTATCTTGGTCATTCGACCGATCGGATCACGCGGCGTTCGTACCTCGACCCTCGCGTGGTCGATTCCCGCCGGCCAAAGGCGTGGCAATCGCTGCCCAGAGTCTTCCGGCCCGATGAGCCGGAACCACCGGCACGGTCGGCATAGGCGGCCGTTCGTGCCGATAGCGTCCCCGGACGTAGCCGTTTGGCGAATCCCCTCTGGCCCATAGACTGCCCCCCCGGGTGCGGTAGGCTTTACTGGCGGCCGTATGATTTGCACCACGAAATGCGGAGAACAGCATGGCGGGAAGAATTCGCGGGCACGTTACGATCGAGAAGACCGGCAAGGGCCTGAAGTTTCAGAGCATTCTGGCGTGGTTGACGCTGCTTTTTGGGGTTGGGTTGTGCGTGGCCGGTTACTCGGAGCGTGCGGACGGCGGCATTACTGAAACGGCGGTGAATGGGTATTACACGATTGGCGCTGCGGGCGCGTGGATGCTGTGTCTTCGCATGTTGCGGTGGTGGCACCACGATTGAAGTGCCCCGAGGAACTGGCGTTCACCCCACGACCCGCAGCCCGGCCGGCAGGTAGCACGCCCGCGTGATCGCTTCCGCGAATGCTGGCGACGGCCGCATGGCTTCGTCGACCGACAAGAGACGGTCGCCCGGAACGTGGGTCAGCGGCTCAGCCGACGAATACGGCGAGCGTTCGTACCAGCGGCGCGTGCGCATGACGACACCGTAGAGGCCCAGGTACACGTTCGCGGCCCTCGTGTACCACCAGCGTTCGAGCGGCAGTTCCGGGGTTCGCGAGAGCGTTTCCAGGGCCATGGTTTCACACTCCCGCTCCATGGCCAGCACGAGGCCAACGGTTGCCCGCAGTTGGTCGGGCGTCATCTCGACGACACCGGCGAGCCATGCGTCAAACGCCTGTTGCGGGCACGCTTGCCCCGCGAGTTTGGCCGTCCATGCGGCGGTGGCGGCCTGAGACTGGCGGAAGTGCATGTATTCGTGCAGGAACACCGACAGCCAGATGGCGGTATCGCCGCCGGTTGCGACGACGAATTCGCCCTGGTCCTCGTCGAAGTAGCCGCCGACCGGCGAGCCGTGGCAGTCGGCTTGTGTGGCGTTCACGAGTTGCACAGTGATTTCGGCCTCTTCCAGTTCTGCAATAACCGATTCGATCCAGGCGCACGTTTCCGGCGGCAGGTCGCGGACGGCGGACATGGCGTCACCTCGTGGCAGCGATGTAGAGACCGATATTGGCGAACGCGTAGCCGGCGTACGCGATGCCGAGCCCATGCTTGCCGTGCATGCACAGGTCGAGCGCGACGAACGCGTAGATCAGGCCCGTCAGCGCGATCAGCCAGCCCGACATAGGGATTTCTCCTGGTACGCAGCCCACGCCGCTTCGATGCGGTGCCGCAGCTGTTCGGGCGTGCCGTCGTTGACGAGGACGCGGTCGCAGTGCTCGCGGACGAGCGTCCGGTCACTGGCGTGCGGCCCGGTGACGGTCCCCGGCCGCTCGATCCACCAGACTTCCCCGCCGTTGTCGCGGACGGTCGCCAGTTCGTTGAGAAACCGGGTGCCGCAAATTGCGAACCGGGTGCGGCCCGTTCCGGTGGCGATTCTGGCCACGCGGGCCGCTGTCAGCCGGACCCAAAGGTCGGGGTGCACCATTTCCCGGCCCCATTCGGTGCCGAGGGTCCGGGCCAAATGCCGTGACACGATGTCCAGACCGGACACCGTGACGGGCCGCTCGCGGTTGGTGCGGTCGCGGAGGATGTCTTCGGGGACGTCCAGCATGGCCGCGAGCCCGCGGTATATGGGGTCGGCCCACTGGATCGCGACGGCCCCCGGCACCATGGCGGCGGCCAGACTCTTGCCGCTTCCAATGTTTCCGGCCAGCCCGATTATCTGCAGCCCGGCAAGTTCATCGCACCGCATCGGTTGTCTCCGTCAGCGTGTCGAGCCATGCCATGAGGTCTGCGAAGGACGTGAACACCGGTTTCCTGAGCCGCTGGAACAGACGGACTTCGGCATCGGCGCCATCGGATGCTTGCTGCCGGTATCCGGTCTGCTCGTCGGTCGCGGCGAGTCTCAGGCACACGTCGCACCGTCCGATCAGTTCGTTGTCGTATTCCACCCAGTCGCGGTACGGCCGTGGGTTGTGCAGGTGCTGAACGTGTGACCACAGCGGGGCGATCGGAACCACCCCAATATCCAACAGGGCGTCCCACATGCGCAGTTGGAACCGCGTGTTTATGGCTTGGTCGCCCTGGGTGTAGGGACTGGCGATGTAGACCCACGGGCGTCGGATGGAGCCGGCGGCGCTCACGGTCGCACCTTTGCGCGGAGGTCGCGGTCGCACCACACCGGCATGGCGCGGGTGCATTCCCGGCGCTCGCCGTCCACGATGACGAGCGATTGGCATGGGGCCTCTGCTTCGGCGCGGATGCGCAGGGCGAATGCGTTCATGCCCACGAGGCTCCCGTTGCTCACGTACCGGCCGCGGAGCCATCCCCATTGGTGCCAGTGCCCGAACAGGTCCAGGTCCGCCCGCCGCGAGCGGTTCCATGCGGCGATGCTCTTGTTGGCCGGGATGGTAATCCCGCCGATGCCGCCCTGATACCGGCCGATCGAATGCCCGTGGTGATAGCGGACCGTGAAGCCGTCGAGGTCGAGGTAGCCCAGGTATCCCTCGGCGATTTCCCAACGGACGTTTCGGCGGGTTTCGTGCTCCCGCATGATGAGGTACGCGTTTTGCTCGAAACTGTGCTGGTGCTCGGTGGCCATCCGCGGCTTGCCGTGATTGGAACGGCCGTGGTTGCCCGGTTGGGTGACGACGACCACCTCTCGGGCCATGTCCGCCGCCATGTCGATCAGCCCGCGGATCCGGGCGGCGGCCCAGCGCATGGCGTCCATTGGCGGCAGGGCCGTC